ATAATTTGGCTACAAATCAGATAACATCATTTAACCTTAATGCAAAAAGTTCTCTAGTCAGTGCATTGGATTTATTTTCACAAAAAATAAACACAATATACGGGGATTATGCTAAGGATGTTGTTAAACAATCTGGAAAAAAAGAATCTGATTTTACTTTTATGGTATACTCAATAACATATGATGATATCTATAGAGACGAAACCAGATATAAAATAGATAATTTTGAAGACCAAACAAAAACTACATTAGATGGAGAGATACCAATATCATTTGGTGATGATGCTACGATAGAATCAGCTCTAAACAAAATAATGAAACATTGTACCGGTGTTATTACTGATGGGAATGGAGAATCTAAACATAACAATGACAACAAAAAAGATAACATAAAATATGGATATAAAATATTATCATCTGTTCAATCGTTTGCATCTACAAACAAGGATTCTAAAGAAGAAACGGTAAATGTAGTAGTAAATTATAGAATAGTTAGATACGCATTACCTACGCAATCTATAATTGAGTTAGCGTTTACTGGTGACGAAACTAGTGAATTATTAAAAAATAACTCATTAATATTGAATTATATCTGGACTGGAAAGAATAAGGATATATTAGAATTTGATATGAGACTAGCAGCTGGTGTTGCTTTTTTACAATTATTGACTACAACAAACAATATACCAAAAGATAATAGCGACCCAACAAAAGCATCAAAAGCACAGTTGCCATCGGCACGTGGTGGAACATTATTAGGACAAAACTCATCTACTGAAAATCCTAACAAAAAATCAAAATCCAATGAACAGAATAAGACACAAAAAACGTTATTGACATTTCCGTCAAACGATAAAAATAATGATACACGAAATACAAAAAAACCATATTCTTCGTTAACATTTAATAATTTATTGGGCAGGTTTGCAGCTCTTGAAGGAATGGATACTTCGGTTAAAATTAGAGGAAATCCGATATTTTTTTCTAATTTTATTAACACTCCTAGTATATTCAACAACCCAGAATTATCAACAAAAGACGGACATTTTAGTGATTTTGAACGGGTTCCATCATTATGTAAAATAAACATAAAAATGCCTCGTGCTGATGTATTTCCTGGTGTCAATGATAACAACATAACATCATATGAAGATTTTTGGTACAAAGGATATTATTACATATATTATGTAGAAAATATATTTGAAGGATCTGGTGAATTTACTCAAGTATTAAAAATGACAACATTACCCAATGATTTAGATTTCTCTAATGATGAAGATACTAATGTACCTACCACAGCTGTATCATCGTTAACAAATGCTTTTTCATCAGATGATTGGACTGAATGTGCAGTAAAAGATCTGTTAGATAACGGAAGGCAGGAATAATTTATGTCTTACGGTATAATGGACGACATCAATAAAGGCACAAAACTCAATACTGGTTTTGATAATATGACTATTGGTACGGTTGTAGATACTAATGACCCACAACAAATGGGGCGCGTTCGTGTGTATTGTCCCGCATGGGATTCTGATAATGTCAAGGTAATAGATATTCCTTGGGCTATGTATGTTGCACCATTTGGTGGAACAATATCAAATATTTCTCGTGGTGTTGATGATAATGAAAACATATCGGACGGGGCAGTTTCATATGGAGCGTGGCATATACCAAAATTTGGTGCAAACGTTATTGTTATGTGTATTGATAAAAACCCACATTTTCGGGTATGGTTAGGATGTGTATTTGACCAATACTCACCACATACATTACCACACGGTAGATTTATAAATGAAGATCAAAATGGACCAATTTCGTCAAGAGAAGGTCCGATAAAACCACTTTCTGATAATTTTAATAAAGCGTTTAATTCTGATAAAAAATATGAATGGAGAACGCGTATTGCAGATTATTCGGTTGCATCGATTGATAATAATGTTGTTAATGAAAAAAGAACAGGAAGCAAAGAAGTAGATGATAAAGAAGGGTATTCTTTAAGTAGACGAGACCCCAAAGTAACCATAAACAACAGAAAGAATTATGATTCTCAAGTATACTGCTGGGTATCACCAGGGTTTCACTCATTATCTATGGATGATAGAGCGGAAAACAGTAGAATGCGTTTACGAACATCTACAGGTCATCAGATAATAATGGATGATACCAATGAGCGTGTTTATATTATGACTGCTGAAGGTGAAAATTGGATAGAAATGGACCAAAAAGGAAATGTTGATATTTACTCAAGTAAACGGGTTAGTATTAGGTCCAAACAGGATATAAATCTAACATCAGATGAAACTGTTAGGTTGCACGGCAAGAAAGGTATACATCTGTCTACAGAGGCTGGTGATATAAGAATGGATGCTAAGAAAGCCAGTATGCATATTAATGTTGATGAAAATTATGTTATAAATTGTGCCAACCATTATTCTGCATATATTGGAAGTTTGGATATACTATCAAACACTTATATAACTGTTGGAGCTAATGAAAAATTAAACCTAACAGGCAGTACCTCATTATTAACTGGTACTGACTCTGTGTTTATAAACGGCAGTTCTAATGTATTGATTTCTGGCTCTGTTATTCACTTAAATGGTCCTGCAACACCAATGGCAGAAAAACCATTGATCGATATATTATTACCAACATATTGGACAAATCGTGTCCCAAACCATGAGCCTTGGGCTAGGGTAATAATTAAAAATCCAGATATTAATATTAACCATATACCAGAATATGAGTCCACCAATGATAGTGTTAATAAAATAGAGAATGGTATTGAACTTGGACGAAATAGCAATTGGAGAAGATAACATTTTTTATAAATAGTTGAAAGCGGGAGAAAATATGGCTAAGAAGGGATTATATAAAGGATTTTCAACAGTATCATATGAGATGAACAAATCGTTCATCCTGTATGATATAGACGTTGTTAAAACCGATATCCTGAATCATATTTTCACAAGAAAAGGGGATAGAATAATGATGCCTGAGTTTGGTACTACAATACCAGACTTAGTATTTGAACCAATTGATAACATAACATTGGAAACCATAAGAGAAGAGTTAGAAACCGTATTTAATTATGACCCACGGGTTAGTGTGATTAATTTACAAATAACTCCGAAGGAAGATGAAAATAGGATAGATGTTACAGCAATTTTACAATACATTGAATTGGATGTAGTTGATAATTTTTATTTTAATATTGAATTTAGAAATGCGTTTTAATATAGGAGTTTTGTAAATGTCACGAATAATTAGTAGAGCGGAATCCTGGGAGAAATCATATGAGGCATTTCAGAATATTAATTTTTCAAGCTTTGATTATGAAGTAGTCAAGGATTCTCTCCTTAATTATCTAAAAACGTACCATCCAGAAAATTATAATGACTATATTGAAAGTTCAGAATTCATAGCTCAGTTGGAATTATTCGCATATTTGGCCGAAATCATGGCGTATCGTGTTGATATGAACAGCCAAGAGAATTTCCTTTCTACAGCACAACGCAAACAATCTGTTCTTAAATTAGCAAGGTTGATATCTTACAACCCTTCACGAAATATTCCAGCTCGTGGTTTGGTTAAAATAACATCAGTGTCTACATCGGAAAATGTTATAGATTCGGATGGTGTTAATCTAATTTATCGTAATATTATTTGGAATGACCCTAATAATACTAAATGGAAAGAACAATTTTTCTTGGTGGTTGACAAAATTTTAGAACAGGGTTTTGGTACTGTATCACCAAATGACAGAATTCAGGTAGATGATGTTTTATTTGAATTATATCAATTAAAACAATTGCAGAATGGATTGGCTAATGGAGTATATTCTTATAACGTAACAGTATCTAACACTGCTGTACAGATGGAATTAGTACCATCCGCCTTAGATGAAAATGGTCCCTATGAACGTAGACCAGATTTAAATGCACCATTTACTATCGTATATTCAACTGATGGTTTGGGTGATGGTTCAGATGCTACAGGATTTTTCTTTTTTACTAAACAAGGTTCATTAGCAAAATTTGAAACCATATTTGATGGCATAACGCCAAATCAAACTATCGATATCAATAGAAACAATGTTAATAATATTGATGTTTGGATTAATAATGTGGACCCTGATACTGGTGTTATCTTAGATGATGGCTCAGTCCCTAATGCACGGTCAGGTGATTGGCAACAAGTTGATATTGCCAATGCACAAAATATTATTTTTAACACAAATGAAAATAGAAATAAATATGAAATTGAAACTTTGGAAAATGATAATATTAGAGTTATTTTTGGTGATGGTGAGTTTTCTAACATACCATCAGGAACGTTTGACATATGGACACGTGCATCCCAAAACAGCAATATTGTCATACCACAAAACGCAATTAACACATCATCTACGTTTAGTTATTATGACATTAATAACAATATACAATCGTTTAGTTTTTCTTTTTCATTAACATCAGCAATACAGAAT